GCAGTTGACACGGTTGACGCAACAACTCAATTCAGCGTCGGAGACTTCGTTCTTGATGCAGAAGGAGCAATTGTCGGAACTCTAACAGCAGTTGGAGCAACCAGCCTAACCTTTGCGGCAAACGCCACTGTTCAAGTAAACGACAACGGTGCTCTTCACAAGAGAACACCATTGGTTGTAAAGAACACAACTGGGTCTACTGAATCTGTTACTTTGATGATGCTTGTACGCTGAGGTGAGTGGGCTTGCCTACAATTACCTACATAGGGTCGGCTGTTTATCGCAAGCGACCTGACAGCAAAGACAGTTGGATTCGTAAAGAACCTGTAGATGTTACACAATCATGGTTAAATGCCCACAGGGTCGCAATCTGTACCAATCCTACAGCCTTCCTCGTTGAAGGCGATGCTCAAGCAGTAGTCACCGTTGACGGTGGCGCAGACGGCATCCCCGACTCAGGTTGGGTTAAGAAGGACATCAGTGCTTGGCTAATAGAGCGAGGCACTGAACTCCCCGGATATGCAACAAAGTCCAAACTATTGGCGTTGGTTGAGGAAACATTAAATC